AGTTGAAACGCCATTACTTCTAACAGCACCCCAATATCCACCCAAGCCTCCACCTCCACTAGCCAACCATATGTTCTCATCATAGTGATCAGATAAACCACGCCTTGAATCAGGAACATAATTGAGAAAGCAGCTAATAGGTAAGCCACGTGTGGTTCCCCCGTTACTAAGAATAGGAGTGCTAAAACCGAACCAGCCCTTGCTTGCGTAGTCGTAAAGCCGCTGTGCAAGATTGTAGTCAGTATGTCCTTGATACGTTGCACCATAGACGGACGCTCTGGCGAAGGCTTCTTGTGCATGTGTTTCTTCCTCCCAAAAGTAGCGATCTTTCAGTGTTTCAAGAGAAAACACATTAAGATCTTTTTCTCTATCGTAGTCAATTTCTATCCCCAGATAGTTCTGCTTGCCAATCTTTGATGTCATCCAAATCATCCTTCTCTTTTAACTGGGCTTGTCTGTAGCCCTTAGTTCTTGCTTTACTTTTAGATTTCTTTTTCTTCTGAAATCTCTCAGCTCTTTCTGCTTTTCTATCCCAACTTGTCACCCGGATGCTCCAACATGTAACGAATCAAACGCTCTTCATACCAACGAGCCTTACGTAAGTCTTCTATAGGCTTACCTTTGTAACGACAACGCCAGTTATATTTTAGTGCATTACCGCGCAAGTATCCAATGTACTCATCGTGGGTGAGCATACCTTGGATAGCATCAATGCACTCCATACCGCCGTTGTTGTAATGCTCTGGCCTATGTACAGGATCAAACTTATAATCTCCATATAAAGGATGATCATTAGGTTCGTTGTCATCATCATAAATATGATTCCATGTGTCAGCTACAGGGGTAGCAGGTTTTTTCCTAAGTGCATTCCACTCTTCTGGTGTTGCGTCATCAATGCTCATTGCATCTCCACAGTTAGTTTATCATTTCGTTTTTTAAATTCTTCAGACTCTTTAGCTTTGACATCAATCCAACTATCTGGGATTGTGTCTTCACTAAACCACCTAAAGTCATTAGCCCACGCCCACTCACCATGAGATCTTTTAGTGCCATCTTTACGGCGCTTAGCTCCCGGCATAGGGGCATCGGGATTTGCAAACAAGAATACCAATTCAGTATCTTTGGGTAATTTTTTTCTTACCCAAATATATTTATTATATTCTTGGAAGTCCCAGAACCTACCCTTAGATTCTAAAAGGATTTTTTTACCTCCGATATGGCGAACAAAGTCTGGCTCATACTTGTGTTCAATTACATAAGGTACTTTATCTACATGGTGCTTCCAATCTTTTAAGATTGATTCGTGAAGAAGCGCCTCCCATATAGAATCATACTTATTACCGTCAGGCTTTATAAGTTTTTTAGGGCGAGGCACTCGTCTTTTCCTAGCGCCTGATTTAATTTTTGCCATAGATATACTTCCTATAGCTGTTATTAAACATTGTATAATCTATATTGTTTAAAGTGTGCCCATCTTTTATCATTTTTTTAAGCACGGACACAACCCAAGATCGGGTGTATATACTTTTATATAATGTTTTATTGTTGTAGATATACTCTTGTTGAGACAAGAAATCTTCTACGTTGGCAGGCGTGATTTTATTTTGGTCTTCTTCGGGGACTAAAGTGTGCATCCAATCAGCTAAAATATCTAGACTTTTTTTACGGATCAACTTCATAGTTTTACTGTTCAACTATAACTTCCTTAACTCTAGGAGCATTAACAATTTTAGTGAAGTACGTCAGACCTTTAGAGTATTCAAATACCCGAAGCCCCTCACCATCATTACTGTCTGCCCAGCAATTAAATTTATGGGGACAAAACACGCAGGAGCGTGGCAGCTTTTCGTTACCTTTTACTCCTTCGGGTATAGGATTATAGCATTTTTCTGGAGGGGAGTCAAGCTTTATAGCCTTCTTTAAGTTTTTTATTTTACTTTTAATAGAAGGCTTATCCATATCATCGGGACGGAACAAACACAACTCCCCGTTTTCTTTGTTGATCACAAGAAAGCCACCTGATTCTGTCCCTTCATGGGCCTCATATCCCGCTAACTGAGCCATGTATCCGAAGTCATCTTGTTCTGCTAAAGTTCCTTGAGAAAACTTTTTAAATGCAAAACCAGAAGCAGTCTTTACATCAACTACTTCACCGTCAATTTTACAGTCCATGTGGCCTGTAATCCCCTCCACTACAACTTCTTTTTGCTCATCAGTTACTGTGTGCCCAGACAAGCGCACAAGCATAAGAAGTAATTCCTCTAGAATATGTCCGTAAAGAAATTTAATCTGCGTGGAAGCCGAATGTTTTTGTACATGATTAGTATTATTAATATCATACCAAAGCTGCCTTGAAGGTTTCCCCACGTTACTCATACGCAGCCCCTTTGTTTGTGTCCTAGGCGTAGCCCAGTGTACCAAAGCGGACTTCATATTCTCACCAAAGTTATATATTATATCATCAGTAAGATCAATATCTTTACCTTCAGACAGTACATCAAGGGTAGAGTATATGTCCTCTACTAAAGTGTCTAGAGTTTTAGAAGAGTTCAAACTGTCCTCCCTCATAAAATAACTTATCAAGTTCATCAACAGCCACGGTAGATCCCATATAAAACCATTCTCCTTTACGCCCACGGCCCTCTAGGGTAAGAGCATTGTGTGCCTTACTCTCAGCCTCTCGTCTATCAGAAACTTTATAAGATTTTACAATTTCATAATCTCTATAAGGTGATGATGTTTGATATTGTTTTAATCTATCTTTAGAATCTACAGCCATACCTACCTTAACCCATCCCGGAAATGAAGGGTTGCACATAATATATACTTCGCCCTCTTTAGATCTTTCATAGTTTTCTAAAGAACTAAAAGCGGCATCAGTAAAACCTTTGTATCTTCCGGGCTTGTGTAAAGGATGGGCTTGTGATATATAATTACCATCTACCCACATTCTATTAGAGTTTCTTTTTTCTTTAACAGAAGTTCTTTCTCGGATGTGTCCCCCAGTATGGATACTGGAGCCATCTTCGGGGTAGTAATACCACCAATCCCCATCCTCAAAAACATGCTTACCTGTTCTAGTGTGTTTCTGACCAGTTGCTTCCGACATTATAATCTCCATCTAGCGGACAGTTAAGTCCTAATTGTACACCGGCTTCTATTATAGCACCGATACCTAAGTGTCCCACAGTGTCAGCTATAGTTTCTTCTGCTTCGACCTGCCATTCATCGTGGACATTGGCGACAACAGAGGCATCTAAATCTTTTATTTTGTCTGAAAAAATAATCAAAGCTTTTTTCATAACAATAGCACCGGCACTTTGTAACAATGTATTCAAAGCTGAATGCTCGCTGCGAACAATGAGCTTACGACCATCAATACCTTTTATGTAGCCTTTCTTGGATGCTCTTCCAACTTTATCTTTAAGAGATTTGAATGATGGAAGATTATCGAAGAAAGATTTTCTAAGTCTTGCACCAACGTCCCTACCTCCTCCAGCCACGCTTCCAAGTTTAGGATCTCCTGCTCCGTATAAGAGGGCATATATAAATGTCTTTGCCTGATTTCTAGATTCAAGTCCTGCAAGCTTTTGGTTAGCTGTGTGGACATCTCCGTTAATGATTTCATTTGTGTACTCCTGATCGTCCATATAATGTGCAAGCATTCGCAACTCAAGACCACTAGCATCAATTCCAACAAGCTTGTAGCCTTCGGGGACAGTCCAACAAGCCCGACATTCCTTACCGTACTCAGAAGATAAGCTAGGCACTTGGGCCATGTTAGGGCTGTTATGCGTCATCCGTCCTGTAATAGTACCGTTAGAATTTATATATCCTCTTACTCTTGAGTCATCGTCACACTCTTTTAACCACGAAGTTATAGAAGCTAGACGCTTTTGTAACATCAAGTATCTTGAAATCAATTGTGCTTGAGGTATATTTTTTATTTTATTCAATACACTTTCATTAACAATAGGTTGACCTGTTGGTGTAAACTTTTTTGGTTTCCAACCAAACTCTTGTAAGTACTCACCTATTTGTTTTCTTGATCCAAGATTGAAAGGATGAGACATAACTCTTTTAAGTTTTTTATTACCACATATTTCGACATACTCGTCATCAGATAGTCTTACTCTTTTGTTTAACTCTCGGCACTTAGCAAACTTAGATACGGCCCCATCTGCATTGTAAGCTATACGAAGAGTGAACACTTCTTTTTTAGGCTTGAATACTTTATGTACTTCACGCTTAACATTCTCAAGCTCTTCTTCAAACTTAGCTTCTAAAGTCATGGCATATTTTCTATCAAGAAGTATACCTTTATTTCTTTGATCATCTATTAATTTGTAAGCTTCGTGTTCTATTTCAACTGACAAAGCAGAGAAACCTTTACTTTCTCTTTTAAGATACTCGTAAACCTTAGCGTTCACCATTACGTCATTGATACAATACTTCATCATCTCGGGTGAGTACTCATCAAATTCTACATGTTCTGTTTTCCTATGACCAATCCTAAAGCCCCAAGACTTTAAGCTGTGGCTACCCTCGCGGGTAGGATTAAGAAGACGAGAAAGAATTAATGTATCTCTAAGAATACAATTTTCTGACAGGTCTACACCATAAAGTTTTTTTATTGCAGGGACATCGAAACCTATAATGTTATGTCCAATAAGTTTGTCGGCAGTAGACAAAAAAGCTACCCCCTCTTCTAGATGATCAGGATCAAAGGTGTGTACCTTTTGAGTATCCACATCATAAGCAACAATACACCATGCTTTTGTATAATCTAGACCATCTGTTTCAATATCAAATACTAAATTTAAAATGGTATGTTATCCTCTTCATTAAAGAACTCGTCGGGCTGCTCATCAAATAATTCTTTGAGCCTTCCTGTGTCGTTATCATACAACAAGTGTGTCGCCATACCTACATCTCCAGTGTATCTAGATTTAAGAACACGAAGGTGCGTGGTGTTTGCCTCTTGTGGATCGTCACTTTGTTGATTGCGTTCCAAAGCAATCACACAGTCACTAAGCTGTGCGATAGATTGACTACCTCTAAGGTGCGACAAACCCACTGTAACACCCTGCTCATGTCCCTTGTTCCCCTCTACACGTCGGAGGTGGGATACAAGAATCATGCCTGCCCCTGTCTCTTCTACTAGAGATCTTAGTCGAGTCATAATGCTATCAATAGCCCTGCGCTCATCGCCGTCAGCCATAGAAGATACGAGCATGTGCAAGTGATCTACTACAATCCATTTACAATCACAGCCTATGGTCAAGTAGCGCAGCTTAGAAAATATTTCTTCGATGTCGTGCTGGCCTAGGTGAGAGTAAATCCACAATCTATCTTTAGCTTCACCTTTGAATAAGGCAGCATGGTGCTTGCGCCAATCTTCTTCAGGGAACTCTTCACGTATTTGATTGATGTAGAGTTTAGCATTGGCTTCGATAGAAACAATACCGTCCACGGTACGATTTTTATTTTCTTCCAATGCTAGAATACCTACACGGTCTTTAGTATTCTTGATAAGAAAGTGTTCAATTTCTCTAGTAATCGAAGACTTGCCAAGTCCCGTGCCTCCGGTCAAAGTAACCAGTTCGCCCTGTCTCATACCGTAAAGCTTTTCATTGAGGCCATCCCAAGGATAAGGTACAGACTCTTGTTTTTCCCTAGAGAAATAACTGTCATCCATATCAGAGACATTGATAATGCCCGAAGGTGTATACAACCTAGCTGCCCACCAAGATGTAACATAAGCCTGCCTACTGTTTTGCCGCAGCATATCATTAGGATCTTTGAACTCTTCTGGCAGTGTAAGTATTTTACTTTTGCCGGGGCGTAGTATACGTGCTACTTTCTTAGCGGCCTCGCGTCCTACTTTGTCGTTATCAAAATTAATAACTACGTATTCAAAAGACTCTAAAAATTCTAAGCTTTCTTTGACATCTTTGACCGCACCTCCCGCGCCATTCTTTACAGATACCACAGGCCATTTAGAACCAAGCAATTCATAGGCCGCCATCGCATCGCACTCTCCTTCAACAAGGGTAACGAACTTACCGCCAGCCTGAAAGATTTGCTGCCCGAACAAGCCCGTGTTTTTAGGAGATCCTTCCCAAGCAAAGTCTTTGTTCTGCACGTTGCGTATTTTAGCGCCGCCCATTTCATTGCCATTGTAGTAGGGATAGAAATGATTAATTACTTTTTGATTTGAATCAAGTATAGATTTTACACCATACTTTTTTACAGTGTCCAAAGAGATTGAACGGTCAGCCAGTGCGTTGAAAGAACCATCACTATAGTTCATTGCATTACGCTTATAAGTTTTAAAGTCTGACACAGGGGCAGTGATAGTATCACCTCCTTCATAGTTTTTTAGATATGTATTACAACTAAAACAGTAGCCGTTACCATCAGCATCCACGGATACAGGATCACTACCGCCACATTTATTACAAGGCAAATGAAATTTAACAAACGCCAAAGTATAACCTCCAAAAATAAAGGGGCCGAAGCCCCTATTTATTAGTCGATACCGTCAAGACTTTCTTGTTCAGGAGCAGTGAGTAGCTCCTCCAATTCCTTGGAGAAAGTTATCTCTGCTGCCTGTAACACGGAAAGTCTTTTTTGCAGCGCGGCACCCTCGTCACGAACTTCTCGGACAAAACCTACAAGTACTTGTCCCCTCTCAGGGAGGTCAGCAACATTGTATTCTTTATCCTCAAAGGTCAAAGTGTTTTTTGCTTCTTCACTCAAAGCTCTGCCTCCTCTTCACCTTCAATATCGAACTCATCGACATCACCGTTATTGTATTCAACAAGATTTAAGACTTGCATCTTCATAAAGTCAAGACCCTTGAAAGTCTTTCCGTTCCATTGCGATTCCCATTCTTTATATTGCACTTTGACATGGGATCCGTTGCCGACGTTGACATCAATTTCTTGCTTGAGTCTATCCATAAGAACAGGTGCCCTACGAACCATACCATTTGGCCCATTGACTTTACGTTTAATAATGATGGCGGGGCCTTCATTCATTTGCTTGACAGTGAAACCACGGTCTTCAAATGCTTGCGCCGTCTCATTATCTACAACTAAGTTGACCGTGTAGCACGGATCATAAGTTGTGTTAGGGGTAGTAACAAAAGCCCAATATGCTGTGCCTTCTAGTACTGCCATTTTTATACCTCTCGTTTGGTTTTGGTGGGGAGATTATACATTGAGTAAGGAATCATGTCAAGCATAATTTCTTTCCCATTGCAATTTTCTTTTTTTCAATCCGCTTTCACGGGCGAGTTTACTGGCATCGCAACGTGCGGCGTACCAATAAATAGATTTAAGTTCCTCCTTTAAAGCTCTGATAGTTAAGGTTATTTTACCCTTGCCGAACAAGGGCACGACTGTGCATTTTTTATTTCCTATTTTAATTTTACACATTCGCCAGCCATCCAGATAATACCAAGTTGAAAACTCATCGCTGCGTTTAGGGTTCAACAAAAAACTTTTAAGTTTTAAAATATCTTCTACCATTCACCCAGCCTTTCAATAAACTCAGAAAACAAAACAGATAAATCTCCATCTTTAATTTTCCAGCAGCCTACTTCGGAACATCTTTCTTCTACGAAAGAAATAAACCGATGTTTAATTCTATCCGAAGGTGGGTTGGCACCAATTCGCAATGCAAATAATTGGCACCACCAATCGTCTATCTCACTACAAAATTCTTCTCGTGGATCAGTAGCACTCATTGACATCCTCCAGTTGGGTTTTTAAATAAAGTCTAACAAAAGATTCAGGAAATTCCTCACCATGTTTTAACATTAAGCGCAGCGCATCTTCTTGCATTTCATCATTGACATCTTCAAACCCACAATAAATAGTGGAGTAATAAAGAATATGATTACACATGTCTATAAGGTTTTGCATTAAGGATCGCCTCTATCTATACCTGAGTTTTTCACAATACGATTAACAGTGGAGGCAGCAAGATTTAATTTATTACAAATTTTAACTTGGCGATACCCTTCTCTGTGTAGTTTTAAAACACTAACAGTGTTTACTGTAGGTGGGGTCTGTCTTCCGATAGGCCAGTATCTATTGATAAATATGTTATCAAGATTACGTTGAGAATTAATAGCTTTATAAAACATTGAACTCACTTAACGCCCCTCCAACGCATATCAATAACCTTTGGTTTGTAATTAAAATAGTATTCAGTGTACCCAGCCAATGAAGTCTCACGCTTACACTCATCAGGCATACACTGGGGTGGATCAGCCCACTCAAGATCTGGCACAGCTTCAGGAGGATTTTTGAGAGCTTCAGCACACTTAGTTATAGTCATGTGTATTTTACCATAACGATCAGTATATTCCTCACCTAAAGCTACCATGTGATCCCATAGCCACTGATAATGTTTCTTATTAGTTCGAGTCCACACTGTACTGGGGTGGTTCTTATGAGCCAACTTGTAAGGTACATTACCATCACCCTCAACATGATGAGCAGCGCAAAGCATTTGTGCAGATTCTAAAATCATTTTAACTACATGCTTATCGCACTGCATTTGTGCAGCCTTGACAGGGCAAGTATCAATGTAAAATATATTCATGCAGTTTCCTTATTCCAAAGAAGATCATTATGCAAACGCATCAAAGTAGTTCTAGCATCTCTAAGTCTGTCATATTGAGGACTTACATGGCGATTAGGTTCAGTTAGTTTCATGTCATAATCTAATACCTTTACACGCTCCAGTAGTGTATCTCTAATTTCAGAGGAGATCAACTCTCGCAAACTTTCTTCAAACGCTGAAACAGTACCACAATTTAGAATCAAAGCCTCCCGCCTATCAGAATAAATAACAAAGTGATCAACAAACAAACCTATTTTATCCAACGGTCACAACCTCCAACTCAGTTTCAATCCAGACCTTAGCACCACAAGGCAGTGGGTTGTCAGGACAGTAGTAAACACTTACCAATGGTTTACCTTCAGAGTCTACAACAGCAGCATGATTAGCCTTTCTATTTTGTTTGTAGTCCTTGACAGTAATAACCGGCAACTTAGCACCCTTGGAGTTAGCCTTAATGTTATGTTGATTAACATGGATTCTAGTTTTCATTAAACATCCTCAGTAATCTGACCATTAGGAAAAACTTCAGTATAGCCTCTAATTTCAGTAGAGATTATCCTGTTGTCATAATCTGTAAATGAGTAGTCACAGCAACAAACTACATCTTCAGAGTCAACATTCTCTTCAACTGTAAGAGCTACTTCGACAAGAATTTTTTTAGTGGACATTAGTGTTCTCCGCAGAAAAAGATTTGAAAATTTTATAAATAAACTGTAGATCCGAAAGGGCGATGTCGCAGTAATTACAATCAATTAATTGAAATTTAATTCCAGACTCCTCAAAGATCTCACAAGGGGTAGAGAATAAAGCACAACCATCATCAGAATCAAAATAAAGAACATGTAAATCGTCACCACCTAGAGCAGTATGTACACTAGACTCATTAAGATTAAACCGAAGATCACGATAACCATCTTCAGTAATACCAAACAAACTTTCAATCCTACTATCCATATTCAATCTTCTATTACCCGGAGTTATATTAAGTGAGCAGTTTAACACCATGCTCAGGGTGTCAGGAGTTATGCTGCCATTGGGAACTTTGCTATTACTTGCTGTACCTTTTCAGATTTCTTGACTTGAGCCACTGGAATGTCTCTTGTATTCTTTCGAGTACCTACATGGTGACTTGACCAATCAGTCAAAGCATTGTAGACAGCCCAGTAAGTTTCACCCATCGTCGGCTTGTATCTTCCATTGTATTGATGCCAAGCATAGACCAAAGAAGAATTATTATAGGCAGTCGGCATACCCATGATTGAAGAAGTATCCTCGCCTTCTTTTAGTTTACCAAGTGCAAACTTAGAACCTGTTGCCTCTGCAATGTAACTAAAGGCTTCCTTGCGACCAACAGGAGTATTAGACCACTCAGCCCAGATCTCATTTTGAGTATCGAGGATACTCATTATCTTATTCATTTGGTGAGCGCCTTGATCTACACTGAGCTTGTTAGTGTGTCGAGCTTTGTAGATTCCAGCGGTCTGCCCAAGGAATACTTGATGGTTTGTGCAAGCATTTTGCAATGCTCCAACAGTCGCTTGGTAGGGCCATACAGAATTGAATGAATTGATATGGAGCATCTCAAGAATAGCCGTGTCGCCATCGGGAGTTGTGATCTCATGGTTAGGCAGCTGATGCCGCACAAAACAAACTGCACCATCATCTCCCACCTGAATAGTTTCTTTAATGTTCTGAAGGCTTAAGTTGCTGCGCTCCAATACATTACGAGCAGTGTCAATCATTTTAGTATGTGACACTGGCTTGTAGCGTTCACCGTGAATCGCCAAAGCATCGCCGGTATCTTCGCGGTAATAAACATGTTTGCCTTCAAGTTTAAGTATGCCTCCAAATTTATCTGTGCCGCTTGCCTTATACAATACTGGCGTAGAGACAACTTCAAAGTCTGCTTCGCCGTATCCAGCATTTCGCAGATTATCAACTTCTGAATTGTTTCCAAACAAAAAACTAACTGTGTTCATACGAACTCCTGATTATAAAATTATGAGTTGCCAGCTGCTCATTGCCACTCTTTAAAGGCTCCACAAGGGAGGTGGCGGGTCAGGCTTCACGGTGCCTCCAACCGTACCCCTAGAAAAACTAGGAAGGTCGTAAGACCTCCTTCCTAGTTTTCTAGGGAGAATCTTAAAGTATTTTAACTGCGATGTCAAGCGACCAACTGTAAATTATTAGGGTCTGCAAAGAAATTCAGATCGCCTTGCCCCTTGAGTCTTTCTAGTTTTGTAGATCCTTTTCGTGTTAATTTACCGACGGTGCCATCCTCATCTAAAAATCTCAAGTCGGTGGCATCAAAGTCTGCTAACTCTACAGTATTACCAAACAACTGTATATTATTAGGTATCTTGAACTCGCCCCTGCACTCTTTAGTATTAAAAGATATTGCAATGTTGAGTCCAAGATCTGTAGCAGTTTTAAGTTGTCCAATAGTCTTGACACTATTTAATGATGCCGAAAATGTAAGATGATAGTTAGACAAAACATTACGAGTAACGCGGTGTAGAACTTTTGTGTAATCATAAAATTGTATGTTAGGTAACGATGCAATAAGATCAGTCCACACCACATCACTAGTACCATTCAGTCTGATACAATAATTGTCAGTCTCATTGCGTAATATCTCGGCCCGTAATCTTTCTTTGAAGCCATCGGGATCTTCAAGATATTGCACAGTTCTACGGGTCATAGCCCTCTGAGCATTAGACATTCCAAGTCGGCCCGAAGATCTAAGACAGGGTTCTTTACACCCAGCAACATCGGCATAAGCACATAAAGTATTACGCGCCACAAGATCAGCGGGTTGCAAATACAATATACCTGTGGTATAATCTTGCTTTTTAAAGCCTTTTAAGATCTTAGTAGAACTATTAAACCCCATTAAGGGTAAATTATAATTATATATATACTCCTTAATAGGTTTAATAGTCTTCAAAGTTATTGCGTTTATTCTATTCACCAAATGTTTTCTCCTGTTCCCTTTTTAATCTTTAGAGGTCGTAAGACCTCCTCTAAAGATTAAAAAGGGAGCCGTAGCTCCCATTATTTAATCAGTACAGCCGCATAACTCCGGGTTGGTTACCATCTTAAGAAGCTGTACCATAACCATACTAATGGTTATAATTTTAGTTTATAACTAAGCGGAATCCTCCGGGGTAATTCTTTGAACTAACATCACGATTATTTGCGCGACATCCCATTTATCAATCTGCCAAACTTCAGTTTTATTAAACTTGGCAGCCACCACATCTTCAAATCTCGCTAACACCGCAGTATGAAGTTCAGGATTCATTTGAAGACCACCAAGTTCAGAAGTTAACATATCAACTACATGCTCAAACTTCATCAACTTCATAAGTTCAAAAGATACATCACGGCGCTCATCGACAACAACAGAATTAGTCATATTGACTCCTAAGAAAAAATTACAATAATGAATGGGGTCAGCGGAGCTGCTAATAGTGCAACCACTGGTATCCAAATATCTAAATTATATTTATCCATAAAAACTCCAAAAAGCCCCCCGAAGGGGGCCAAGTTAAATTAGATCATTCCGAGGTCAGCGGCAGTCGCAAGACGAGGAGCCGAAGAGGTTTTAAAGTTCTTTGACTGCTTTGGATTTGCAGTGATTTTAACTTCTTTGTTGGATTTCAAGTCATCAGTTCGGAGAACTTTGATATACTTCGACGCAGCGGAAGTCTTACCGTTGATTTTTTTCACCGAAAACAATTTGTTGATATCCCCAGCCAAAGGCTGTCCTTCGTGAACCGACTTGATCGAAGCCCCAAAGCGGGCTTTGAGTTTATTAAACTCAAATCTCTTGAGATCATTCTCACCGATGAATTTATATGCCAAGGTCGCAGCACAGGCATAGATCGCTTTGTCGGTCGCAGGTTTTGTCAAATCATACTTAGCCATAATCGTTTTCCCGATTGTGTAATTTTTCGTCGAGCCGAAGCCCTTCCTAGGTTTGACTATCTTTAAAATCTTCAGAAGTCGTAAGACTTCTTCTGAAGATTTTAAAGATAGTCAAACCTTATCCACCTAGTCCTATTAAGCCTAAGAAGGCTTAATAGGACTAGGTGGAAATGTAAAAGACCCCTTGGGTCTTTTAAACTTTGGAGTCTGTTAGCTCCTCTTAGGAGGAGCTAGATGGACTTGGCAGCTTTGGAGTTAAATAGCTTTCAAGTTCTTGAAAGCTATAAAGAACTTTGAAGTTTATTCTAAACTTCAAAGACTAAAAAGACTTCAGTTTACTTTGTAAACTAGAAGTCTTTAAAATTCTCTGGAGGGTTCAGCCTCTAAAGTCTTCTTAGACTTTAGAGTCTGGGAGGGATCTGCTTTAAAGTCTCTAGAGACTTTAAAGTATGCGCGGAAGAATAATGGAGTTTGCCAAGTTCTTTAGAGAACTTGGAGGGGCCGGGCAGGAGGCCATACCCCCCACCCCCTATATATACTAAATCATATACATTTTGAACCAAAAGGGATGTCAACTAGTTTAGGCAGGTCTTCAAAATCTCTTCAACCCCCTATAAGCCAAAAGTAGTGTGTACCAGTTTGGGCGGGTCTTCAAAGACCTTCAAAGAAGGGAGGTATATATAGATATAGCCCCGGTGGGTCTATAAATATTATAGAGTTAATTTAGAGATTTGTCAAGAAAAAACTTGACAAATCTGTAAACTACCTCTATAATAAAACAATGAAAAAAGAATTGACAACGAAACAACAGACTTTCTTAGATTATTTAGTCGAGACAGGAGGTGATCCAAAGCAAGCAGCAGATTTAGCAGGCTATGCTCCTAACACTCATTGGCAGGTAACTAAAGCCTTAAAAAATGAAATAATAGATCTAGCCTCTAATATTCTAGCTCAATCTGCACCTAAAGCTGCCATGAAGCTTGTGCAAGTTATGGAGTCTGAAATACCTATGCCTCAAGTCAATGTAAGACTACAGGCAGCTCAAACGATTTTAGATCGCACAGGGCTAGGAAAAGCAGACAAACTAGATGTCAGTCATAAGGTAGAAGGAGGGATTTTTGTGCTACCCGCTAAAGAAGAGGTAGTAATTAATGTTGAAACGTAGGTCAAGTTCTACAATTCCATTTGGATATGTGCTTTCTGAAGATACTAAGTTTCTAGAAGAGGTTCCAGAACAACTAAATATATTAGAAGAAATAAAGCCTCTGATAAAAGATAGGTCTTTAAGTTTGCGCGAAGGGGCTATGTGGGTTGAATACAAAACAGGCCGTAAACTAAGCCATGCTGGTCTAAAAAAGATTGTAGATAATGAATGATTGGGATGTAAATCCTGACAGATATCAGACAGATGATGATGGAAACTTTGTATTAAAAGTAGACGGAACACCTAGAAAGAAGTCTGGAAGAGCCAAAGGATCTAAATCTCGAGGCTATCATTATAGCAGAGCTACTCAAAATAAAATGGCTGCTAAGAAAGCAGTACGTGTAAAAGAAAAACTTATTGCAAAAGCAGAAGCTAAGATTAAAAATCAAAAGACTGCTTTAAAAACTTCTAAGGCTACACTTGCTAAACTAGACAATAGCGAGAAAGCTATTGAAGGTAAAGTTCTTACAGAAGATACTATTGAGCAACTTCCTAAAAAGGTAAAAGAAGAAGCTCTTGAAAATATTATCTTTAAACCTAATGATGGGCCGCAGACAGACTTCCTAGCGGCTCCAGAGACAGACGTATTGTATGGTGGCGCAGCAGGGGGCGGTAAGTCCTATGCTATGCTCGTAGATCCCCTCAGATTCGCACACAGGGCTGCTCACAGGGCGTTAATACTAAGACGCTCCATGCCTGAACTGAGGGAGCTTATAGATAAGTCTAGGGAGTTATACCCAAAGGCTTTTCCGGGATGCAGGTTCAGAGAAGTTGAAAAGATCTGGACATTCCCTAGTGGTGCTAAACTAGAGTTTGGCTTCCTTGAAAGAGATGCAGATGTGTACCGCTATCAGGGACAAGCTTATAGTTGGATTGGTTTCGATGAGATTACTCACCTATCAACAGAGTTTTCTTGGAACTACCTAGCATCACGGCTGCGTACTACAGACCCTGAAATTACGCCGTACATGCGTTGTACAGCTAACCCCGGTGGTGCTGGTGCAACATGGGTAAAGAAGCGTTATGTGAATCCATCAGAGCCTAATGAGAGCTTTACAGGCCATGATGGATTGACACGACGTTTCATACCAGCCCGTCTAGAAGATAATCCATACCTTTCTTTAGATGGTAGGTATGAGCAAATGCTTAAAGCTCTACCAGCGGTACAGCGTAAGCAGCTTCTAGAAGGTAACTGGGATGTTACAGAAGGTGCTGCCTTTACAGAGTTTGATGTAATGGAGCATGTTATAACACCATTTGAAATCCCAGTAGGCTGGGAAAGGGTGAAAGGAATTGACTACGGATACGCTTCAGAATCTGCTTGTGTTTGGGGCACTGTTGATCCCTCTGACGGTACACTTATTATATATAGGGAACTTTATCGGAAAGGACTGACAGGTGTTGATTTAGCTCAGATGATTACGAACATGGAGCTACCAGACCCCTACTCTGTGTCGGGAGTACTTGACACAGCAGCATGGAACAGAACAGGTACTACAGGCCCTACAGTTGGAGAGACACTTCAACGAGCAGGGCATAAATTACGTAGAGCAGATAAAAATAGAATACAGGGTAAGATACAAATCCACGAATACTTAAGAGTGCAGCCAAGTGGCAGACCTAAGATACAGATATTTAATAGCTGTCCCAACTTGATACGTGAACTCCAAAGTCTTCCTCTGGACAAGTCTAACCCAGAAGATGTTAATACAAATGCACCTGACCACGCTTATGATGCGCTACGCTACTTAATTATGTCAAGACCTAAAGTTAATGACATCTTTAGTCAGTTTAGGAATTTAAGAATGGAACAGGCATATACACCCGTTGATTCGGAGTTTGGATACTAATGGCAGAAAATAGTTTAACAGCGAATAATATTTACTTCGGAGACGTTGAAGGCGAAGATGGCCTTGAACTAACCTTAGAAGAAAATCTACGCAATAATCTAGTAGGTCTAATTATTGATCGCTATGTTTCTGCTAAGTCTTCACGTGACCTAGATGAACAGCGTTGGCTTACAGCATACCACAACTATCGTGGTTTATACGGCAAGAATGTACGCTTTAGAGAGTCTGAGAAGTCTCGTATCTTTGTTAAAGTAACTAAGACCAAAGTACTTGCAGCCTTTGGACAACTTGTAGATGTTGTGTTTGGTGCTAATAAGTTTCCTATTGGCATTAGTGAAACTAAGATGCCTGAAGGTATTTCTCAGTATTCTCATATAGATGCTTCTGCTGCACCGGGAATTGAAACTTCTCAAGGACAAGCTCCTGAAGAAGAACAAAAAATCACAGATAATCCTTATGATGTGGGGTACGCGGGTGATGGTAAAGTACTAAAGCCGGGAGCTACTTTTGCTACAGGCAAGTTTGAAGACATTAAACTTGACAAACTTGCTGAAGAAAAAGAAATGCTTAAAGAAGGGCCTTCACCAGACCCACAAGTACTTGAATTAAGTCCTGCACAAAAAGCTGCAAGACGTATGGAAAAACTTATACACGATCAGATAGAGGAGTCTAACGGCGCTAGTGAAATTAGGAACGCATTATTTGAATCAGCTTTATTCGGCACCGGAATTGTTAAAGGGCCGTTCAATTTTAACAAGACCCTCCACCGATGGGATGAAGGAGAGGATGGTGATCGAACTTACTCTCCTGTTGATGTTAGGGTGCCTCGCTTGGAGTTTGTCAGCATCTGGGACTTTTTCCCAGACCCCAACGCAACAAATGTTGACGAATCAGAGTATGTATTCCACCGCCATAGAATGAACCGTACTCAGCTTCGTAGTCTCGGTAAGATGCCTTACTTTGACAAAGAAGCTATTCGTACATGTCTCCAGATGGGGCCTAATTACGTAGAAGAAGATTACGAGCATGAATTAAAAGATGATAATCGTAATGATGAATACGGTGCATCTCAGTATGAAGTACTAGAGTACTGGGGTGTTATGGATGCAGAGTACTGCCGACAGGTAGGTATGGAAATCCCTGATGAAGTAGATGACCTAGATGAAGTACAAATTAATGCTTGGGTCTGCAACGGTCAAATGCTTCGCAGCGTAGTTAATCCTTTTACACCTTTCCGTATTCCTTATCATGCGTTTAGCTATGAAAAGAACCCCTACAGCTTCTTTGGTATTGGCGTAGCAGAGAACATGGATGACTCTCAAAAAATTATGAATGGTCATGCACGTATGGCTATTGATAATTTGGCTCTATCAGGCTCTGTAATCTTTGATGTAGATGAGACTGCCCTTGTAGGTGGTCAGAGCATGGAGATTTATCCCGGTAAAGTATTTAGGCGACAAGCTGGTGTACCCGGACAAGCTATTAACGGCTTGAAGTTTCCTAACACTACTGTAGAAAACATGCAGATGTTTGACAAGTTTCGACAGCTTGCAGACGAACAGACAGGTATTCCTTCTTATAGTCATGGTCAAACAGGCGTACAAAGCATGACACGTACCGCATCAGGTATGTCTATGCTGCTTGGTGCAGCCTCATTGAACATTAAGACTGTTATTAAAAATCTTGATGACTTCCTGTTAAAGCCTATGGGTGAAGCATACTTCCAATGGAACATGCAGTTTTCAGACTATAAGCTTGGTATTGAGGGTGATTTAGAAGTTAAGGCTACAGGAACAAACAGTTTGATGCAGAAGGAAGTACGCTCTCAAAGGCTTACAATGTTCCTGCAGACCGCAGCTAATCCTGCTGTAGCTCCGTTTATTAAGATGAACAAGCTTATTAGTGAACTGGCATATAGCTTAGATCTAGATCCAGATGAACTGATGAATGACCCTGAAGAAGCTGCAATGATGGCTCAGATTATAGGAATGCAAAATAATGTTGGACAAAGCCCTAGCCCGGAAGCTGGCCCCGATAGTCAAGGACAAGCGCCAATGGGAGGCCCTGAAGGAGTACCTGAACAACCTCAAGACCTTGGAGTTACAGGTACTGGTGGCGGCAACATCGGAACTGGATCTGTTCCGCAGTCAGGGGAAGCTGAGTTCTCTGGCTAGGCTAGAGACACTTCCTGAACAAGTAGACGAAGCACTTAATAGGAAAGATTATGACTAGAAGTTTTGATATGGAAGCAGGATATAGATCTATGTTGGAAGATTTTCAAAAGTCTTATGCTAAGGCTAAGACCCCTGCTGAAAGAAAAAATATTGAGTCTAACTTTCAAAGGGATACTGGAAACGTCAGTGATATGACTAAAATTGCTGTTCACAAAAAAATAGAAGAGGAACGCAGTGCTGAAGAACGTGCAACAAGATCAGGAAAAGCAAAAGGTGGCTTGCCAGATCTTACAGGCGATGGAGAGATTACTCAGGCAGATGTCTTGAAAGGACGTGGAGTATTTAACGAAGGCGGCTCTATGATGATGCCCCCTGAAGGTATGCCGGTAGATACCTATCCAAACATACCAGAAGATGAAATGGATGAAGCACTGGCTTCACAGCTTCCAGATGATGAGATGGAAGATGATTATATTAGTTACGTCATGGATGAATCCCTTGACGATGAAGAACAAGATTACCTAGCAGGTGTATTACAAAATGATCCAAGACTATCAGATATCTTAGATAAAGTAATTACAGTTGCTAGTGAGTTTTCGGGTGCTGGCGAAGTAGACGGCCCCGGAACTGGTGTATCAGATTCTATCCCCGCTCGTTTGAGTGATGGAGAGTTTGTATTTACCAGAAAAGCAACCGATCAGATTGGTGCGGATCAGCTTCAAACAATGATGGATGATGCTGAACGTGCTTATGATGGCGGTTATCAAATGAAGGCTATTGGCGGTTATATGCAAGAAGACCCTGAAGAGCAAGATTCACCCCTCAGTCAAACCGATGAGGAAATCAAAAAGCTTATGGTGGGTGCAAATAAAATGCCTAGTCTTCGATAATTTTTACGGCTACCTTGGTAAGACAAGCCCCATAAACTCGACGGAGTTAATATGGCTACCTTGCAAGACACAAGCCCCGTGAAGGAGATTGAGAATGTCAGAAGTACAAGAAGAAGTTGGTAATCCTTATAATGCTAAAAAGTCTTGGCACACGCCAGACAAGCCCAGTAGAGGCAGTGCAGATGGATTATTTTTTGAGCCAGAATCACAGGCTACCCCTGAAGAGGCCCCTGAAGAAGATGCTCAACCTCGTAAGAGGACTAACTATAAGAAACGATACGATGATTTAAAGAAACATTATGATCAAAAACTTGGAGAGTTTAAACAAAAGGAACAAGAACTCCTTGCGATGGCTCAACAAGCACAACCTCGTTATGAACCGCCTAAGTCTGAAGAAGAGTTAGAAAGTTTTAAAGAGGAGTATCCTGATCTGTATAACACTGTTGAATCTGTAGCACATATGCAGAGTCAACGGCAGGTAGCAGAACTTGAAGCGCAACTACAGGCTATGCGGCAACGTGAGTCTGAAGTATTGCGTAGAGAGGCTGAAACCACTTTGCAACAGCGTCATCCAGACTTTGAGGACATCAGAGGGGATGAGCAGTTTCATGCGTGGGCTAAAGAGCAACCTGAACAGATTCAAGATTGGGTTTATAACAACCCTGATAATGTTGCTTTAGCTTCAAAAGCTATTGATCTTTATAAATTGGAAACTGGTATTACTCAAAAACAACAGCCCAGAAAGAAATCTCAAGGTTCGGCAGCAGATATGGTATCAACTAAAACAACTAACGTAGATGCTGGTCAACCTAAGATCTGGACTGAACGGGAAATCGCTGCTATGTCCCTAGATCAGTTTGATAAATATGAAGAAGATATTAAACAAGCAATGATGGAGGGCCGTGTAGTAGCATAATTAATTGTGTTATTAGGAGAATATTAACATGGCTAACAACGTAAGTGACCAATTTTTTGAACCGTCTACAGATACCGATGCTAACTTTGGTAACTCTGTATCAGGACAAACTAACTCGTTTTTCCTACCTAAAGTTTATTCCAAGCAGGTACTAAACTTTTTCCGTAAGGCTTCTGTGATTGAAGGTATTACGAACACTGACTATGCGGGTGAAATCGCAGCATTCGGTGATAGTGTACGAATCATCAAAGAGCCTGAAATTACTGTTTACCAGTATGAGCGTGGTCAAGATGTAACGCAAACTAAGTTGACTGACCAAGAAGTAACTTTGGTTGTTGACACTGCTAACGCATTTAAGTTTATCGTAGATGACATTGAAACTAACATGTCTCACGTTAACTTCCGTGACGTTGCTACGTCTTCAGCAGCTTACTCTTTGCGTGATGCTTTTGACTCAGGTGTACTGGCTACTATGTTTGCCGGTGTTCCAGATTCATCTCCAAACCACAGCATGGGTACGGATAGTGCTACTGATCTTGCTGCTGGTACTTTTGATGGTACTGGTAACTTGGACATTGGTTTTGCTGCTTCTGAGCATGATCCTATTGATGTGATGGCACGTATGGCACGTTTGCTAGACGAGCAAAACATCCCAGAAGAAGGACGATGGTTCGTAGCTAATCCTGAGTTCTACGAAGTGCTTGCACAAAGCTCTTCTAAGCTCTTGTCAGTAGACTTCAACGCAGGCCAAGGCTCAATCCGTAACGGTTTGGTAAGCTCTGGCAAGCTTCGTGGATTTGATATGTACAAGTCGAACAACATTGCTGCAACGTCTAACGCTGCTGGTAAGTGCTTGGCTGGTCACATGTCTGCTACGGCTACGGCTCAAACTATTACCAGCACTGAAGTGATCCGTGATCCTTCAAGCTTTGGTGATATTGTACGTGGTCTACACGTTTACGGTGCTAAGGTACTGCGTCCAGAAGCTCTGGTCTCAGCCTTTTACGGTATCGACTAGACCTTTTAGGTGGGGGCTGCTTCGGTGGCCCCTTTCCTTTTTTTATTGGAGATTATAATGCCTCAAATTGGTTCAGATTCAAAGCCTATGATGATGAGACAAACTATTGCTGGTAAAGGCAGTAGAATCCGCAAAGGAACTAATTACGCACGTTACAAAGATAACTTTGATAAAATTTTTAATAAAGACTCTGACCCTGAATGCGCTACAGAGTTTGAAGGAGCTAGAGCAATTAGTAAAACTTTTTCAATGGAGCAAGACTAATGATGTACGGCAAAGATAAAAAGAAAGGTATGATGTACGGTAGTATGGTACGTGAAGGTAAAATGGGAGGCAGCACTGTACAACGTAGTACTTATAATACAGGCGGCTATGCTTCTGTTCAAGATATGGAAAGACACTGTTCTTCTAAAGAATCACGGAATTCAATGAAATGAAAGGCGTTAAGCACTATAAAAGAGACGGTACTGAGTACAAAGGTAATACTCATAAGATGCCAAATGGTCAACTTCACACAAATAAAACTCATACTAAAACAAGTGTAAGGTTGTATCACTTTAAAGATTTATCTGCTAAAGCAAAAGAAAAGGCAAGGAATAATAAATAATGGCAGCAACATATCTAGATTTAGCAAATGAACTCCTTCGGGAGATGAATGAGGTAGAGCTTACAAGTTCTAGCTTTGCTTCTGCTGTGGGTATTCAACAACACGTAAAAGATGCTATTAATCGTGCGTATCTAGATATTGTCAATGAAGAACCTCAATGGCCTTTCCTTGCTGCTAACTTGAGTGGCGAAACAGATCCTATGTACGGTAATGTGTATGTAGAAACTGTAGCAGGACAACGCTGGTATACTTTAAAGCCTTCTAGTTCTTCGCTAACTACTGATTATGGCTACATTGATTGGGATAACTTTTATCTTACTACTGTAGGTGTATCAGGCGAAGCCGCGCCTTATGTTGCACGTAACTTACGTTTTACTACAACAGAAGCTTGGAAAGATTACCGTCGTATTTCAGAAAACTTAGATGATGCAGATACACAACAGTACGGTGTACCTGATCGTGTAATCAAAAGTCCTGACAATCGTAAGTTTGGTTTGAGTGCTATACCAGATAAAGTATACCGTATTTGGTTTTATGCTTACGTACTACCTACAGAGCTTTCTTTATATAGTGATGAAATTGTATTTGCAAATACTTATAAGCCTGTATTACTTAATAGAGCTAGATATTATATTTATCAATTTAAAGAAAGTCCACAGTTTTCTGCCTTTGCTCTTGAAGATTACAAACGTGGGTTACGTTTGATGAAGCTAAACTTAATGGAGCCTAATCCGGGTGAGTTTAAAGATGATCGTATGAGGTTTGTCTAATGTCCCAGCCATTTGGTTTATCAGCTAGAGGAGGACTTTATACAAGTCTTAACCAACTTGAAATGCTTCAGCAGCCGGGTATTGCTTCTAAGCTTACAAATTTTGAAGTAGATATTAATGGCGGCTATAGGCGTGTAAATGGTTTTAGTATTTTTGGTGGTGGGTCATCCGTAAGACCTAATGGTTCTAATAAAATATTAGGTATTAAAGTTTATGCTGATGGTGTAATAGTTTGCTCAGGTACAGGAATCTTTTTTAGTCAGGATGGTACATCTTGGATTTCTATATCTAAGCAAAGTGTACACAGCAGTGGAGATAATTTTACAACCTTTACAGGCCGTACAGATTTAACTCGTAGTGATCAGAATCAAACAAGTTTTTCATTATTTGAAGGTATTTCAGATTACGGTGAAATTATCATATGTGACGGATCTAATAAACCTTATTTTTTTAGAATGGAAGGAACAGGGGCATTAGCAACAAGAACTTTTTTTGCTGGTGAAGTTACAGTAAGTGGTACAGTTGCTCCGACAGTAGGTACTATCCATGATAAACATCTTGTAGTTTCAGGTGCCGAAGGTGCAGAAAATACAATTTTTTATAGTAAAACAAACGATCCTGATGATTTTACAGGAGGTGGTTCAGGCTCTATTGTACTTGAAGATCAAGTAGTAGGCTTAGCTAGTTTTCGTAACGATCTTGTTATTTTTTGTAAAAATAGTATTTTTAAATTGTTGAATATTAATGATTCTTCAAATATTACAATACAGCCTGTAACAAAAAATGTAGGTTGTATTAGTGCTTCAAGTATTCAAGAAATGGGCGGTAACTTGTTATTTTTAAGCCCAGATGGTTTAAGAACTGTTGCAGGTACAGCCCGTATTGGAGACGTTGAGTTAGGTGCTGTAAGTAGACCTATACAATCTATTATTCAAACTATAGCAGATAGTGTAAATACTTTAACTATTAGCAGTGTAGTATTAAGAGATAATTCACAATATAGATTATTTTATAATACTAATGGTACAGCTAATAGTTCTGCTAAAGGTTTTATAGCTACTTTAACAAATGAAGGTTTCCAGTTTTCAGAATTACAAGGAATTAAAGCTACAGCTATAACATCTGATTTTGCTTCCGACGGTGTTGAAAAAACATTTCATGGGGACGGTGATGGTTATATTTATAATCATAATATAGGTAATTCGTATGATTATGGGGGTACGCCTGCAAATATTACAGCTTCGTATCAAACACCTAATTTAGATTTTGGTGATGTAGGAACTAAAAAAACTATGCGTTATGTCAGGATTTCTGTAAGTCCTGAAGGCGGTATTCAACCAACATTACGTGTGCGCTATGATTATGAAGATCCTCTTATCGCACAACCTTTAGATTACATTTTAGATAGTATTCCTTTGCCTAGTCTTTTTGGTTCAGGCATTTTTGGTACTAATGTTTTTGGAGCTACTCCTGATCCATTAGTACGTCAAGCAATACAAGGTAGTGGACATACTGTAAGTTTTATTGTAACAAGTTCAGATCAAAATGCACCATTTACTATTAATGGTTTATATGTAGATTATACCCCTTCAGGTAGGAGATAATAAATGGCTCAAAGCTATACAAGACAAAGTACATTTTCTGACGGGGATACTATATCAGCATCTTTGTTTAATAATGAATATAATCAACTTTTAAATGCTTTTAGTTATTCTGCTGGAAGTTCATCTAGTACAGGTCACAGACACGATGGCACTGCTGGACAAGGTGGTAATGTTTTTAAAATTGGTGATCTTGATTTTCTTAACAAGATCGAAGTAGATGGAACTAACAACCGTCTTGGTTTTTATGTAGAAGTTTCTAGTGCTGCTGTAGAGCAGATCCGTATTCAAGATGGTGCTATTGTACCTGTTACAGATAATGATATTGATCTAGGTACGTCTTCTTTAGAATTTAAAGATTTATTTTTAGACGGTACAGCCCACGTAGATACTTTAGATGTAGATGCAAACGCTACCATTACAGGTACTTTAGGCGTTACAGGCGTTACAACTCTTGCAGATAATTTGAGTGTTGGTGGTAATCTTACAGTAACAGGCAATGCAACTATTGCAGGTAATTTAACCTTTGGTGATGCTGCTACAGATACGGTAGCCTTTAGTGCTGATGTAGCTTCTAACTTACTTCCTAGTGATGATAATACTTATGATTTAGGTGCTTCAGGATCTGAGTGGAAAGACTTATATATTGATGGTACTGCAAATCTGGACAGCCTTGTACTAGGTAGTGGCTCTACAGTTACTGCTATTCTTGATGAAGATAATTTTAGTTCTGATAGTGCTACATCATTAGCTACGCAACAATCTATCAAAGCTTATGTAGATGCACAGGTAACTGCTCAAGATTTAGATCTTACTACAGATAGTGGTACTATTGCTATTGACTTAGATAGTGAGACATTGACTATTGGCGGTACTTCTAATGAAATAGAAACTTCTGCTACAGGGAATGCAGTAACTATAGGAATACCTGCTGCTGCACAGATTACTACATCTCTTGGTGTAGGTGGTGGCTCTACTAATGGTGTGCAAATTTCTCAAGGTGCCATTGCTATTAAAAATGGTGGCACTCAATCTTACATAGACTTTTATTGTGAATCTTCTAATGCACATTATGCAAGACTACAGGCTCCAGCACACTCTTCATTTAGTGGTAATACTACTCTTACTCTACCTACAACTACAGGTAACATAGTAGGAACAGGAGACACAGGTACTGTAACAAACACTATGCTTGCAGGCAGTATTGCAAATAGCAAGCTATCAAACTCTACAGTCTCTTTTGGAGGCATTTCTGTTGCACTAGGAGCTTCTGATGCTACGCCTGCTTTTGATCTTAGTGATGCTACTAATTATCCTACCAGTTCACTAAGCGGTACAATTACTAATGCACAACTTGCAGGTTCTATTGCAAATGCGAAGCTTGCTAACAGTAGTGTATCTTTTGGAGGCGTTAGCGTAGCTTTAGGAGCTTCCGATGCTACCCCTGCCTTTGATTTAAGTGATGCAACAAGTTATCCTACTTCTAGCCTTACAGGTACAATTACTAACGCACAGCTTGCGGGTTCAATAGCTAATAGCAAATTAGCAAACAGCGCAATTACTGTGTCTGATGGTTCTAATAGCACTGCTACTAGCTTAGGCGGAACAATAACTTTCTCAGGAACTTCTAATGAAGTAGACGTAGCAGAAAGCAGCGGTACGATCACAGTAGGTCTTCCTAGTAATGTGACTGTAAGCAACAATCTTACAGTATCAGGCAACTTAACTGTATCAGGTACAACTACACAAACAGGCCCTATAGTATCGGATGATAACTTTACAGGTCTTACAAATGCTAACTCAGGTAATTCTACAGACTTTGGATTCTTTGGTAAATATGTAGAGTCTAGTACAACTAAGTTTGCTGGATTATTTTATGATTCTTCTACTGATAATACATTTAGATTATTTACAGACACTCAAACAGAGCCTGCGGCTACAGTAGACACTAGCGCCACTGGGTATACTGCTGCTAACTTAGTAGTAAATAATATTACAGGTACACTTGCTACCGCAGCACAGACTAATGTTACAAGTGTTGGTACACTAGGAAGTCTTACAGTCTCTGGTGATGTCACTGTAGATACAAACACGCTAAAGGTAGACTCTAGTAACAATCGTGTAGGTATTAACCAAGCGTCACCTACAGTCTCTCTTGACTTAGGTTCTAATACTGATGCACTTCTTGTACCCGTAGGTACTACAGCACAACGTCCTAGTGGTGCAGCAGGACAGTTCCGATATAACAGTACTCTTGGACGCTTTGAAGGCCATAACGGTACTGAGTTCGCTGAGATTGGTGGTGGCGGTGGAACCAATACTTTTACTCGTAATAGTTTTTCAGGTGATGGCTCTACTACTGCATTTACACTGTCACAGTCTATTGATGATGAGAATGACCTGATCGTATTTAATGGCGGTGTCTTTCAGAACCAAGCAGCTTACAGTGTCTCTGGCACTACGCTTACCTTTGGAACTGCACCAGCTAATGGTAATACATTAATTGTATACTCTGTACGCACAGCAGTATCCGGGTCTAACACTAGTATAGCGACAATGACAGGTGATGGTAGTGATACTACTTTGACCCTTTCAGCTAATCCTGTTAATGAAAATAATGTACAAGTCTACATTGACGGTGTATATCAAAACAAGAGTACATTTAGTATCTCTGGCACTACTCTGACATTCTCTACGGCTCCTCCAAACGGTGCTGCTGTAGAGGCTATCACACTTACGCAGACGGACATTAATACTGCTACGATCTTAAAAGATGCTGATGAAGACACTAAGATTCAAGTAGAAGAGTCCAGTGATGAGGACAAGATACGCTTTGATACTGCTGGTACTGAGCGTATGATCATTGATAGTACAGGCGTGGGTATTGGTACTAGCAGTCCCCAGAAAAATTTAGAAATAAAAGACGCAACTTTGCCGGTGCTGAGATTGAATTGCGGACGTGATGAAACGTCTGGAAGTGATTATGCACTAGGAGATATAGAGTTCTTTTCTTCAGACACAAGCGGAACTGGGGCGCGGGTTGTAACGTCCATAAATGTCATAGCTGACGCAAGTTCAACTGCTCCGGGTGGCCATTTAACTTTCAAAACAGCCCCAACAAACTCAGCGGCTGTAGAACGCATGCGTATAGACTCTGGTGGACATACGTCTTTCACCCTTGGCACTGATGCAATGGGTACTTTCAGTGACGCTATAGGTGAAGTAGGCAGCGGTAACTTTGCCTTACAAGTATCTAACGTAGCAGGTTCAGCCTTAAAGCCACTAGGTTTTAGAGCAGAAGACATACGTTTTGCTACAGGTTCTGATGAACGCATGCGTATTGACTCATCAGGCAACGTGGGTATAGGAACTTCGAGTCCGTCTGATGTTCTTCATGTAAAAAATTCTAGCGGATTTTTAAAGGCCAGAATTGAATCAGGAGATAGCTCAGGAGCGGCAGTCATCCTGCAAAATAGCACTACTGGTACCACTGCAAGCGATGGTTTGTTTGTTGGATTAGATAGCTCAGAAGAAGGCTACCTTTGGCATTACGAAAATAAAAATCTTATTTTTGCAACCAATAATGCAGAACGCCTCCGCATTGATGCTTCAGGCAACTTGCTGGTGGGTAAGTCAGTTACGACAATTGGAACAAGCGGCTTTCAAGTAGCTGCTGACGGCAGCGCTTATTCAAGCATCGCTAGCTCAAACACCTATCATGTCTACAATACAACATCTCCCGCTTACACTTTTTATGTAAACGTCAATGGTGGTATTTATAACTATAGCGGCAACAACTCAAACCTGTCAGACGAGCGTGAGAAAAAGAACATTGAGAACCTTGAGTCCCAATGGGATTCACTAAAGCAGTGGAGCTTAAAGAAGTTCCATTACAATGCTGACGCTGATTCTGACACCAAGAAATTAGGCGTTATTGCTCAAGAAGTAGAATCTCACAACCCAGAAGTTGTATCTGAATTTAACGTAAACGAAAACACTACTCGTATGGCTGTTAAAGAACAACAGATGATGTGGATGGCTATCAAAGCCTTACAAGAAGCACAGACACGCATTGAAACCCTAGAAGCGAAAGTACAAACACTGGAGAACAACTAATGGCTTTAACACAAGTATCCAGAGGACTCCTGAGTACAAGCATTGTAGACAACGGGAATGCTACTGCTATAACGATTGATAGTAGTGAGAATGTGGGTATTGGTACTGCTCCTGCAAGAACTTTTCATTCTAAAGGTGCAAGTGGAATCTCCACAGCAGGTAAGTTTGAAGCAGGCGGTTCTCAAGTCTACGTTCAGTTAGCTTCAACTGGTCAAGCAGATGGTGATAGTGGCTATATTGGGTATGACTCAAGTAAGAACTTGACTCTGTTCACTGACAACACAGAACGCATGCGTATTGACTCATCAGGCAACGTGGGTATTGGTGTTGTTCCAGAAGCATGGCATTCTGCGTTTACTGAAGTTTTACAAGTTGGTGTTGCATCCTTAATAACTTCAGGTGGCGATAACGCTAGAGTGTTTAGTAACGCTTACTACGATGGAGCTTATAAGCGCATTGGAACTGGCTACGCCCACTCGTATGAGCAGACAGGCGGGACACATCGTTGGTTTAACGCTGCAAGCGGATCAGCTGATTCAAGCATTTCGTGGGCAGAATCAATGCGTATAGACGAATCTAGCAACTTGCTGGTGGGGAAGACTACTCTTGAATACTCCAGCAACGCTGGGGTTATCCTCCGTAATGATGGTCTTTTAAGCGCCGTACGGGACGGCGGTAATGTTTGTAACTTTAATAGGCTGTCTAGCGATGGCGAAGTTGTTCAGATCAACAAGGACGGCTCGACAAAAGGCGCTATTGGTATTGCTTCAAACTCCACATATATCGGTGGAAGCGGAAACGGTGCAATTTATTTTAATGACCAAGTGGATGTTCGTCCTTGGAATAAAACAACACAGGCGAACTTAGACAACGTCATGGATATCGGCTCAGCCAACTCCCGATGGGATGATGTGTTTTCTACCGGCGGTATCAACACTAGTGACCGCAATGAGAAGCAAGACATAGAAGAACTGACAGACGCTGAAAAGCGTGTTGCTGTAGCTTGCAAGGGTTTGATAAGAAAGTTCCGGTGGAAGTCCTCAGTTACCAAAAAAGGCGACGATGCTCGAATCCACGTTGGTATTATTTCTCAAGACCTAAGAGACGCATTTATAGCGGAAGGATTAGACCCCGCACGTTACAGCATGTGGTGTAGTGACACATGGACAGATGAAACCAGCGGCGAAGAAGTTACAAGAATGAGCGTGAGATATAACGAACTACTCGCCTTCATCATCTCAGCAATCTAAGGAGAACAACTAATGTCAGTAACACAAGTTCCAATAGAACTATCAAGTACTCCGGGGATCGTTGATAACTCCAATGCTACTGCTATAACTATTGATAGTAGTGAGAATGTGATGGTCAACCGTACTTCAGTATTCACTACTGCAAAGATGGAGATACAAAGTGACGCTGGTGATGCTTCAACTTTAGCTCTGAACAGTATTGATTCTGACGGTAGCATCCTTGAGTTTTATAAGGCAGGCGCAGCCGTAGGTAGTATTGCTATAGAAGGAACAAACGATATTGTTCTTTATAGTAACACTGCTAATCATGTTGGGCTTCGTCTTGGCGAAGGGTATTACCTACCCACAAACAATACTGGTGCCACAGCGGATAACGCAGTAGACCTTGGGCTGTCATCAGTACGCTTCAAAGACCTCTACCTAGCAGGCGGTGTAAACTTCGGAGCAGCGGCAGGACTGCAAAGCAACGCAACTTCAGCGTCTAATTTGTTAGACGATTACGAAGAAGGCACGTTCACGGTTACGGTAAACGGTACGTCAGGAGGTAACAACACCGCATATTACACGAAAATAGGGAACACAGTTTTTTGGCAGTATTACACTGGAGCCAAAACTTTCACGACTGTTCAGGCAAAGATTACGGGTCTTCCTTTTACAACAAGCAATGCCTCACACAATTATGCCTGTTTTTTCTCAGCACATAATACCGCCACAACGGATGCAACAAGTGGTTATTCCTCACTGAATAGTACCGTCGCGTATTTTGTTGGCAACAACTCTGTCAGCAGCGTGAATTACAATGGCGGTACCCAATACTTCATGGTCTCTGGGCACTACACCGTCGATTAATTTACATCAAGGAGCTAAACATGGCACTTTCAGAAGCAATAGTAGAAGACAAAATTGAAGTAGTAGATTGCGGAGGCTGGAAAGTCATCCAAGTCCGTACAGCTACTATTATTAAAAGGGATGATGAAGAGGTCAGCAGATCCTTTCATCGACACGTTGTGAACCCAGCAGACGATTGGTCTGGTGAAAGCACAGAGGTTCAAGCCATGTGCAATACGTTCCACACATCAGAAGCTATAGCAGCCTATGAAGCTGCACAGAAGGAGACACCATAATGGCTACATGGACTATATCAACACTTGAACGCAACACATCAGATGGCGGCGTAACTGTTGCACACTGGACAGTATCTGAAGTAGATGGAGATTACTCTGCATCTTCTTATGGCACTGTAGGCTTTACACCTGACGCATCTGCTGAAGGCTTTGTAGCTTATGCAGACCTTACTGAGTCTACAGTACTAGGATGGGTTCAGGCAGAGGTAGACAAAGATGCTACTGAAGCAGCACTGACTGCAAACATTGCAGAGCAGAAAGCACCTGTAACAGCAACTGGTACACCTTGGTAGTTTACAAACCACTAAAAGTATGTTATAATCTTTAAAGGAGTTTAAAATGGATTTAATTATTATTATTAATACTGTTACAACAATTGTTACAGTAGCTTCTATTATTGCAGCTTCAACACCTACTCCTAAAGATGATGAGTGGATTGCAAAGCTTTACAAGTTTATAGACTTATTAGCCATTAATATTGGCAAAGCCAAGCAGTAGGTGAAACTAGATATGGCAGTAAAAACTGAGATGGATTTAGCTTTAGAGGCTTTGGAAAAGATTGCTCAACATGAGAAAGAATGTGGTGAGCGTTGGGGAGAAGCTACAGCAGAGCTAAAACAGTTAAGAGAGTTAGCTGCATCTCATGCTGCACGATGGGAAAGACTTGCATGGCTTGTTGTAGGCGTTGTATTTGCTGGTGCCTCTTCTGTTATTGTTGCACACTTAGGTTAAATAATGAGTAATAAAAGATCTAGTAGAAATACCAAGAAGGTTTTAAAAGCTTTAAAGCGAAAGCGTAAGATGGTTGGTGGTATAGGAATAGGTGGAGGTCTTAATCTTAAAAATATCCCCCTTACTTTTAATCCAGAAGATATAAAAAGACAACAAGTTTCTACTCCTGTAACAACTCAACCTTCAGGAGAAGAAAAAGGTTCTGTTACAGTAGGTCTAGCTAATCGTCCAAATATAGAGACTACTTCTGCAAGAAATGTAGGTAGTGTGACTGTTAAAAATCCTACTACAACTACTACTACTACTACACCTACTACTACAGCACCCTCTACTAACTACTCAGAACCTAGAAGGAATCAATATCCCGGAGGCATTGGAGGCCAGAATGCGTGGAAAAAAGCACACAATGCTTGGAAAGCTAGACAAGGAGAAGCTTCTAGAGGGACATATTCTGATGACAATTTTGTAAATGTGACAGAGGGCGGTGGTAGCGGCTCTACTACAGACATTGCTAATAACACAACGACATCTCAAAGACAAGGAAATAATATGGCAGGTAAAAAAACAAATTTAGAGGAGTTTGTTGAAAGTATTCCTCGCCCTATAATAACTCCCCCCAACAAACCAACTATAAATAAATCTGATGTAGAAAAATTAGATGTTTCTATTGTGGGCAAAAACGCATCTGATGCTGACAAGTTGGCAGCAGGAATAAGTACTGAAGTTCAAAAGTTAGATACTACCCCCACTGCTGTTACAAGAGATAAGGCAGAGGCCGGGGTAGCTACAGCAACGTCTGTTACAGACACTGATCAAGCTAAAAGTGTAGATGACTTTGATGCTGCTGAGTATAGGGCAGAAAAAGCAGGAAAATTAGATCCTACAGAAGCCGCAGAGGGTACTGTAAGCAAAGAAGCTGTTGCAGATCCTGAAGAAATTAGAGAGCTTACTCAAGAAGCCGTAGCTAAAACAACAACAGATGAGCAAAAAGAAAGCACTTTAGCTAAAGACGCTGAATTTACTATTGATCCTAGATCTTTTGCAGGTAAGGTTACTGGAGAAGAAGCTCAAGTTTCTTCTACAAAAGCCGCTGAAGAAAATCAAAGAAAAGAGATTACAGGTGAGCCTGCTCCCGATGGAGATGCTGCGGTTATTAATGAAGTAGTAGGCTATGAAGCTTCTAAAAGACGTTCTGTTACAGGCACAGCCGCTAAGGGGGCAGCAGCAGAAATGGTAGCCGCTGTCGGTAACTTACCTCCTGATATATCCGCAGCTGTAGTAGAAGATCCTGCAACAGTAGAAGCCCAGATTGATGATCAGCCTGTAGAAGTTCGAGCCGCCGTAGCAGCCCTGCCTACAGAAGCTCTTGTGTCTTCGCAAATGGATTCACTTCTTGGCGGATTAGAAGATGGAGAAACGCCTGCGTGGGCTAAACCAGCATTAGCGGCTGTAGAACAAAAGCTTGCTCAAAGGGGCCTCTCAGCTTCTACAGTGGGCCGTGACGCGCTTTTTAATGCCATTATACAAAGTGCATTGCCTATGGCGCAGAGCAACGCACAGGCCCTTCAGCAACGCGCAGCACAAAACTTATCTAATGAGCAGCAGGCAAACCTTGCACAGTCTACTCAAGATATGCAACGTCGTATGGCTAACTTGTCTAACAGGCAGACAGCAGCTTCACAGACTGCACAAATGGCTCAACAAATGGGAGTGCTGCAAAGCAACTTTAATCAACAAGCAGTACTTACCAGCGCACAACAACAACAGCAAACACGTACTCAAAATCTTGCGAATGAGCAGCAAGCAGCAATGTTACGCTCTCAGAATCAACAGTCTATTAATGCTATGGAGCTTGGTAATGAGCAGCAGATAGAGCTGGCTGAAATGAAGTACATGGACGCCACTGAGCGTGAGAACATGACTGTTGAAAATCAAGAGCGCCTTGTAGAAATGCAGTTAGCTGCAGATTTTCTTTCAAAGAATGCAGCGTTTAAACAACAAATGGAGCTTGCTAATCTTTCTAATGATCAGCAAATGCGCTTAGCTAATCTGTCTGCTAGAAATCAAAATGAATCTGAAAATCTTAGTGCTGCACAACAAACAGAGTTAGCTAATCTAAACGCTAGGCTGCAAACTAATTTGCTGCAAGGTAAAATTGCTTCAGAAATGAATCAAGCTCAACTTAATGTAGATCAACAAAGAGCTATTCAACATGCTTCTATGGTTGCTAATGTAGACCTTACAAAGTTTAATGCGGCTCAACAAGTTGAACTTGCCAACAGTAAAGCTATGCAAACTCTTGTGCTTGCAGATTTAAGTAATGAACAGCAAGCTATGCTTCAAAATGCTACAGCCCTTGCAAGTTTAGATATGGCAGCAGTGGATCAAAGAACAAAAGTAGCGATTACAAATGCTCAAAGTTTTTTGTCTATGGATATGGCTAATTTAAATAATGAGCAGCAAGCTCTTATGTTTGACCAGCAAGCCAAACAACAACGACTTTTATCAGATCAAGCAGCTGAGAATGCGCGTAGGCAATTCAATGCTACTTCTGAAAATCAAGTAAATCAATTTTTAACTTCTACAGAAGCCTCAATGCGTCAGTTTAATGTCGGACAAAATAATGCAATGAAACAGTTTAATGCCGCAGAAAAAAATAGAATTTCTGCAATCAACGCTCAAAATGCTACAGATGTATCTAAACATAATGCAAGTTTAAAACTTACAGCAGACCAGTTTAATGAAAACATGGATCTGCAAAGAGAAACATGGAATGCTGCAAATGCTCAAGCTGTAGAGCAGTCTAATATTGAGTGGCGTAGAAAATCAAATACAATTGATACGGCAGCACAGAATGCTTCTAACATGCTGAATGCTCAACAAGTCTTCCAAATGGACTCGGCAGAAATGGCTTTTTTATGGCAGAACTTACGGGACGATGCGTCCTATGTAAGAACTGCTTTTGAAAATGAACAGCAAAGAAAAACTACTCTGTATGCTACAGCCTTAGCTAACGAGGGAGCTACAGGTGGCGCAGAAAAGTCTACTAATGTAGACAGATTATTCACTCTTATTAATGGGATTACATAATGGGTTTTTTCAAAAAAATATTTAAAGGTATTGGTAAGGTCTTTAAAAAGATTGGTAGAGCAATCAAGAAAGGCTTTAAGAAATTTGGTAAATTCATGGGTAAGATTGGCATAGTTGGTCAACTAGCTATGATGTTTATTCTTCCGGGAATAGGAGGAGCCTTAATGAAAGGCTTAGGAGGAATGGCAGGTAAGATGGCTAGTCTTACTGGTAAGTTTGCGGGGCTTCAAGGCTCTGCTTTAGGCAGTGTTGTTAAAGGCGTAGGTACTGTATTAAAAGGTGCCCACGGTTTTGTGCAGACAGGTGTCAACGCTTTTAAAACTGTGACGAGCGGCATCATGGAGTTTGGTAAAACTGCATTAAATAAAATTCCCGGTATTAATATAAGCAGTGCCAAGGCAAACTTTTTTGGTGCTGATAGTGTGATGGAAGGAATTAAAATGGATGCGGGTAATATACTGAATCCTTTTCGAGATAATGTTACTTTATCTAAAGGTATGACACTTGATAAGCTTAGTAGCTCTACAGGTTTATCCGTAGAAAATTTACAAAAATTAAATCCAAATACAGTTTTAAATGAAAATACTTTTGGTAACTTAGCTAATACAGGTCAAAACTTAAACTTAGACTTTAGTAAAATTTCTCCTAACATAAAAGCTATTCAAGCTAATGCTCAAGCAACTATTGCAGGGTTTAACCCAGCAGCAGATCCTTTAGAGTTTGAAAATATTTTAAAAGTTCCAGAGACAGGATACAAGCCCGGAGAGTTGAACTTAAACTTTAATCCTACGGGAGAGGGCTTACCAGATCTTACGGGAGGCGCTTTAGATGCCAGCCAAGCTGTCTTGGATCAAAGTCAAACTACTTTAGCAGCTTATAGTTCTACCCCGGCTGTCCCTGATCTCGCAGACTATAGTGGTTTATCTTATGAAAAAGCCACTCAAAGTTTGTTGAGTCCTGTAGAAGAAATAGTAGGTAAGCCTTTGGACTTTGCAGATGCTAATCAATACATCATGCCTTCTCAACCTCAGTATGCTCCCGGCACAACAGACTTTGAAAGAGGTCTTTTAAACACTGGCAAGGTTACTGATGTAGCAGGTATAGCTGGAGAAGCAGCAAAGCCTTCGTTGTTTGAGCGTGGTATGGCAGGCGTTAACAGAAGCATAAATGCAGCTATTGATGATCCTATTTCTGTGGGGATTCCGATGTTGCAAAAGGCAGCAGGAGCATTTGCCACACCTGAAGAAATAGAAATGTCTGGTGGAGGAAGAGGTTACATAGCAGATGTTTTGCCTCAATTTGACTTTGCTGCTGTAGACATGACTCCAGTTTTGAACGCAGGAAACTATGGCGCAGGTGCAATTTCTATGGACTTTTTAAATCAAGGAATGATGTATCAAAGCCCTACGATGGCCTTTCCCGGCGCAGTAGGATATGGGAGATAAATTATGAGTATGCCAGAAATTAATACAGATCTTATAAAAGCTAGGATGTCTAGGTCAGTACCCGGAGAATCTTTTGCTAACGATCCAGATACTCCCTTACCATTTGAAAAGCCGCCTGAGTTTACAACAATTAATGCGGCCACAAACTTTATATTTGAAAAAATAACAGAAGAAGAAAACTACATGCAGTTCATGGAAGTGATTGCTAATGGTACTTCGCTTATGGAAATAACCAAAGTTCTTTTGTTTCAAATGTATAACAATGGTAAAATAAATCCTGATCTTATGGTGCTGTTGATTGAACCTACTGTATATATTTTTATGGCCCTTTGCGAAAGAGCAGATATTGATTTTAGTATTGATGGTATAGACGGTGAAGAAGAAGAACTAGATGGGCATAGTGCAGACTACGAAGTCCTTCAAAGACTACAAGAAGCACAGCAGACAAGTAACATACCTTTGCCTCAAGAAATAGAAGAGCGTATACAAGAAATGAAACCGCCCCCTGAAGGGCCGCCTGAAGCGCAACCCGAGACACCAAGTCTATTAAGTATGGAGCAGTAAATGGCTATTGAAGATTTAGGAGAATCCCTCCTTGCGACACAACGCACTAACCGAGAAGAGCGTGATAAGGCTGCAAGAAGACGTAGAAAAGATCAAAAGATAGAAGGTTACTTGCAGATGGGCGGCAAGCTTTTAGGCTCTATTGCTCAGACTAATAGTGAAAGAAAAGCCCTTGAGTTTATGCAACAAGAACCCATCATGGCAGCAAGAGCTAAATACAATGCGGGAGTACAGCAAAGTATTACGCACTTGGATAATAATAAAAAAGCTCAAGCCCATGCTCAAGGCGTAGAAGGTTATTTGCGAGATCAATACATTCCTTTGCTTGAAAAACAATTAAAAATGAATGTTGATGAGCAGTCATATACAAAAGATGGTTTTGATCAATATGTGTACACGCAGGCTACAGAACTAGCTAAAAAGAATAAAAGTTTATTTAATGAAGCTACGCAAGCTGCTATGTCTGTAGGTAATGACTCTACAGCTTTTGAAAAGTTTATTAAAATTAATGACGGGATTGCCGATACTCCTTTAGGATCTGTGGCGCAAGGCGTTGCAGGATTCTTTAGAGGTAAGTCAGGAGGGGCGTTGAGAGCAGACGCAGCTAATAGCATTATTAACAGTCGTTATATAAGAGACGTAGATGCCTTAGCAGCCGCACAATCCGCTTTGGCAAGAGGGGTGCCTGTGCGGGATGCCCAGAAGATTGCTAAGTCTATGGAGTCTTTTAAAGCTTCTGATAATGATTACGAAGTTGTCAGTGAAAAAGCAGATACACAAACTGTTTACATTAATGGCAAACAAAATACTGTGACAGGTAGGCGTGTTGTTAAAAAAGATGGGTGGGGTCGAGAAAAAGAAACTTTTGTACCCGATGAAACAACTTCAGATGTAAAAACTCAAACAACACCAAAAATTACAACTACTCAAGTAACAGTAGGTGGTATTGTTTACAATAGAAAAACTGAAGTACAAGTAGATACGTTTGACAATCCTGTAAGCGATCCTATCGTAACAGATACTCCTGTACGTTTAGACCCATTAAGGGCCGCATCAGTTTCTCCAGCAGAGGCGGAAGCGACTGCTCAAGATTTTAGACACCAGCTAGGTATTTTTCAAAGCGGACATGACTCTGATTTTAACGGGTTTAGTGATGCCTATGCTGAATATGTTCTACGAGATATAAATGTAGATAACGAAGATTTAGCAGCTAAAACATTCACTGCAGCTTACGCTGATATGGTTGCAGACTCTTCAGTTATTAAATTTAATACGAACACAGACAGGTACAAGAACAACGCTGCTACTTTGCCTCAGACAATTAGTCAGCATATTGTTCTTAATGATATGGCTAGAATGGTAGATAAAAGTTTTCTTCCTGATTTTGCTAACAAAGATGATTTTGATTTTAGCCTTAGTGTTAAAAAGGCAGAGCCTACAACTCTAGAAATTTTAGAAGCTCTTGGTAGTATTAAAAAATCTAATGCTGCCCGCGTAGACTCAGCTTATATAGCAGGTGTTGTTAAAAGCGAAGCTTTAATGAAAGAGTTAAATAATTTACAAAGCGACAAAAAAACTTTAACTGCGTATTTACAAAGCTTTAACGCATACCAAGATGACCCAGCATATAATCATTTATTTAAACCTTTAATTAGCGATAAGTCAGGCAACTCGTATTCTGTATATCAGCTTCTTCAATCTATTCAGGACTAATTTAAATGACTGAAATTTCAAAGCCTAAAATAGACTTTACAAATCTTAATGACTTTACAGATCACATGCAGTCTGCGCCTGTATCTAAAGATATACCAGAGGCCGCTCAAGACACTACTATGTCTGTGTCAGATTTTAAAGCTGCAAGAGCAGAGGATTTAGAAACTGTATTTGAGCATAGGTTTGGCGACAGCGATTACATGAAAGCTGTAGCAGGAAATGTAGAAGACTATGCTTCGGATGAAATTATAGATAGGCTACGCCAAGACGCTATGACTTTTTCTGGCTTTGGTACTGCCGCTATGCTTGAAAAAGCACCGCAAGAAGTTAAAGATGCTTACGGTAGAATACTACAGGATTGGGAAAATACAGATCCCGAAGGTCTTGAAAATGTAAGTGCTTTTTTTGGTAATGCTAAACATCTTATTCAAGACCCTGTAAACATAGCTACTTTTATGGTAAGTGGCCCCGCATTAGCAACAAGCATGAAAGCTGCTGTTGGTAACGAGGCAGCTAAAAGAGCTTTGCAATTTGCAGCCAGCAATAGTCGGAATGCTATGATGACAAAAACAGCAGTGGCTGGGGCAGGCTGGGGAGGTCTTGGTAACGCTTCTGAACAATCTGTTAATATGGCAGCAGATATTCAAAAAGAATTTGACATGGCGCAAAGCATAACTTCGGCGGGTGTCGGAGCAACTTTAGGTGGTGCTTTAGGGCGATATTCTCCTGAAATTGGAGAGGGGTTAGCCAAAGGTTTGTCTTTTGCTGGTCGTGGTTATAATAATATATTTCGTAGTAGGTTGGGTGATGCCAACATTAGACGCTCTGTAGATGAAGAAGAAGTTGAATTAAACTTAGTAAATGAAACTGGCACTCCTACGCAAAATGAAATTTCAGCAGAAGAAGTTAAAGATGTAGATCTAGAATTTAAAGATGACGTAGAAGAGCTTTTAATGAGCGTAGCTCCTAGCCCAGAACAGGCTCAGAAGCAGGCACGATTTAATGCTAAGCAGTCTCGACAGGCTTCTAAAGAAGCTCAACAGCGCCAGCAAGAAGATACTAAGTATGGTGGCTTTGTATCTGATGCAGACATAGAAAAAATTGCAGAGCAATATGATATAGACAGGTTAGAGCTAGAAGAAGTTATATTTGACTATGAAGCTACTAGAGATCTTCCTAACATTGATGATCTAGATGACGAACTCATGGAAGAAATAGGTGAAGTATTCTATGGTATGAACAAAGCTAAACAGCGCCGAGAGTTTGCTATTGCTGCGTTTAGCAACTACATGAAAACTAGAAAGAAAGGCCCTGATGCTCCTTCTGAAAAGGTAACTAAAGCTCTTGATGAATTGACTATCGTGGCTCAAGAAGCGGGCAGTGTAGAGATTCCCGCAGCTATTACAGCTAAAGCGCAAGCGTTTACTTCTAAAATTGGAGGCAGTGAGCAAACGCAGGCAGAAGTAGCCGACACTCTGTTGCAAGTAGAAAGAGGTGTCATATCTCCAGATAATGCTAGAGCAATGTTGCTAAAGAAAACACAAACGCTACATGGTAAGGCTTTATTTGGAAGACCTACAAAAGTACTTACTAAGTTTTCTGAGTCTCCTTCCGCTCTTCGTTTAGCTGAAATAATGCGTTATGACGCTAATCAAACTTTTACAAGCGAAGCACGACAGGTCGGCATGGACTACAACGAGACTTGGAAAGACTATGCTGGATCTTTGTATGCCCCTTTAATAAGAGCCACGCACAGCCTACGAGACGCTTCTCAAGGCGGTTTAAAGGATGTTATAAACAAAGAACTTATAAGAGCTTTGCGTGGATCACGTTCTCAATCAGAGGATGTAAACAAAGCGGCAAGTTTAATTAGACGCGATGTATTAAATCAAGTAATTGCTAAAAATGAAGAATTGGGATTTCAAACAGATGTTATTCCTGAAGATTACTTCCCGCGTCTTTGGAATAGAAAGGCTTTGATGAAAGACTTTTATGGTCAAAGTGTAGTTGTAACTGATGCTAAAAGAAATCAACTGGCGGGTAAAGGTCAAAATAGATTTGCTAAACTTCTTATAGAAGATGGCGAAGCTAAAAATATGGACGAAGCCAATGCTATTGTAGCAGGTATGCTAAAAAAGAAAGATGATGTAGATGGCCCTATGGGAGCTTCTCATGTATCGGGAAATTCTTTTTTCACTGCCCGTAAGTTTAGTAATATTAAAGACGATAATAAGTATGAAGCCTTTCTTGATAATGATATTGAAAATGTTTTATTTCAATACATTACGCAAAGTGCGAATTCTTATTCAAAAAGAAAAGTGTTTGGTGTAGAGAATGTAAATGAGTTTACTAATAAATTTATTGAGCCTATTAAAAGAGAAGTAGAAGAAGCAGGTAATACATTTACTGGCAAGGATGCAACAGACATTCAAAATCTTTACAAGAGTATGACAGGCGAAGGCTTAGAAGACTTTGGGCCTGCGGGACAGTTTGCCCGAGATGGCTATGCAACTCTGGTAAGAATGTCTACTTTACCTTTTGCCACAATATCCAGTTTGACTGAAATACTTATTAATATGCAAAAGGCCGGGGCAGGCGAAATGACTAGGGGTCTTGGGCAGGCAATTGCTCAAGGCACAGAATTAATGACTAATGGACTACGAAGAAAGCTAGGAGATCAAGGTCTTTCAGATCCTGAAATATTCCATGAAATGCGAGAGTCATTTTTAATGTTAGAAAATGCCAGTGTTAGCGCAGCTGATCGCTTAGGAGACTCTAGTGTAGCGGGGCACGGTTTTAAAAAAGCAAATAGGGGATTTTTTCAAATAACTTTGTTAGACGGTTGGACAAAAACAGTGCAGCTTGCTGGGTATAATACAGGCAAATCTTTAATACATAAAAATTTAACAGCTATTAAAAATCATGGGGCCTTGCCTGATTCTAAAAGAATTAAAAATTTACGAAATCAACTGGCTGAACTCAACGTAGATGTAGATCAAGGTATTGCTTATTTAAATAGAAATAATGGTGAAATAAATTCTAAAGATCCTTTTTATAAAAATATTAAAAGAGGTGCTGGTAGGTATGTAAATGAAGTTGTTTTGGATACAAGCCCTAGAGCAGCCATAAAACCTATTTGGATGTCAGATCCTAAAAAAGCAATCTTTGCAGAGCTACTAGGTTACCCCACAGCTTTTACAAATAAAGTTTTAAAAGAGTTTGTACGTGGTGTTCGAGATCCCTTTGACAATCCTGTAGGGTTTGCTAATACTTTGGCTGCTGCTATAAGTATGACAGCGGTGGCTACAGGTTTGAATTATTTAAGAAATCCAGATTCTTTTTCAGATAAAAGCGGAGCTGAAATTGCTGCTGAAGGCGTAGCGCGGTGGGGAGGCGCGGGTATTCTTTTAGATATGGTTCAACGAACTCAAAAAACTTATGATGTAACAGGCAATCCCTTTACTGCCACAGCTTCCTTAGCTGGCCCTGTAGGAAGCGATATAGCTAGAGGATTTAGCTATGGTAAAGTGATGCCAATTATAGGTGGTCGTACTCCTTTTTATGGCGCTATAGATCCGGTTATGGGCGAAGATGTTAAAGAAGATTATGATCAGTTTTGGTCAGACTTTGAAAAGAAAAAGCGTAGAGCGCCATACGACAAAGGTGGCCTTGTAGAAGTAGAAAGTGCATCTAGTGAACCTGATGAGCGCATAGATAAAGTAACAGGCCGTCCCTACGACTCACAAGCTGGGGATGCCTTTATTGATCAAGAAGATCGTGAAGAAAGAAGTCGATACGTAATAGGCGGACTGACTAGAGCAGCTACCAAAGCTTTATCACCCTTTGTAAATGAGTTGGCTCAAACTATTCTAGGGGAAACCAAGAAAAACAATGTAAAAGTTTCTACTGAGGGTGCAATTAAAGTAGCTAAAAATATTGAAGAAACTTACGCTAGTCCAGATCCTGATTTACCAGCAGAGCTAGACGATCCTGACTTTAAGGAAATGTTGTTTGCAAAAGTTAAATCTTCGATTGGTGAAAAGCATGACCTAAGTATGCCCGATATGCGAAAAGAAATGCCTGAGTTTATAGACGAGCAAGGTGCTTTACGCATGGGAGATGACTTTAGCAGGGCGCGTGGTTATAGTAAAGAGCAAATAAAAAACTACAATAGAGACATGAAACTATCCGAGCAGTTCGACATGGAAGGAGCCAATACTCAAGACATAGATTATCATGTAGCTTACGAGCTAGATACTATTGGTGCTAGAAACATTAATACTAATTGGGAATATAAGTTTGATAATTACTACAAAGGTGTTGCTCAAACTGTCGGTAGAACTATTTCTACTGAAGAAGTAACAAAACTTATAGCAGAGTTTACGCCAGAAGAACGGACATTGGCTCGTAAAATTTTTAGCAGAATGCCAAGGCAAGCACTGCCTACAGATCCTTCAGGTAAGGTAATGCCTATAGACTACACGGTTTCTCCTGAAATTCGTGAAGCAAATAAAAAAGCTTTTATAGCCGCATCTAAAGAAAAACAAATGCAATACAGAGCAGTGGCTAGTGGTTTCTCTAATGAGTTTGAAGAGGCTGTGGGTATGCCTAACGAAACGGGACTGCACGTAGGAACTCAGACTCAAGCAGAACGTATGGCATTGTTTAGGAGACAAGGAGACGAGGATGCTTTTGATGAAGACTCAGGTTTAACTTCACGGCAAATATCTAATAGGCTTAAAAAGCCTTTGAAAAAAGGAGAAGCTCCTCCTCCAATATCTATGATGCGTGGGTTTATACAAGTTAAAAATCCTTTAGAACTAAACGATCCTAACTTTGCTCTGTACTCAGACGCTTCAGTGTTGTTCGATACTCCAGATACAATACCTAATATTGTTGAGGCTGTATTCACTCAGGCTCCAAATTTAAATGCTTCTAAGTTTAGGGCTGCCAAAGACAACTTGTATCAAAAAGTACTGGACTTTGAAGCTTGGCAGGATGAAGTAACAGGTGGTACGCTTAATAAAAATAGAATGTCAGAAAAAGACTTGCTTGTAGAGCGTATGAAAAAAGCAGATATTAATTTATCATTTAGAAAAATGCTAGAAGATCAAGGCTTTGATTCTATCAGGTATTTAAACACTTCAGATACTCCAGCAGATGTACCTACTGATGAGGCGTTTTCTTACATATTGTTTAAGCCCGGACAGTTTAAAACTGAAAGTGCTATTGAGTTTGATCCAAATGATGCAAGACATAATTTTGAATCGGGTGGAAAAGTATTAAAGGCTTTGCGTAAAGGGAGAGCAGCATGAGTTCGTATGAAATAAAAAGAGGAGACACCCTCAGTCAAATTGCTAAGAAGTATAATATGGATTACAAAGAGCTTGCTCGTAATAATAAAATCAGTAATCCCGATAAAATTTATGTAGGCCAAAAAATTGTAGTGCCTTCTAAAGAACCTGATATGGCTGCACAAGTCCAAGCTGCTCAACAACCTGTACGTGAAAAGCCTGTTAAACAAGAGGCTCCTGTACGTCAAGAGCCTGTTAAACAGGAAGCTCCTGTACGTAAAGAGCCTGTTAAACAAGAGGCCCCTTCTTTAATGAGCAAGCCTGAAAAACCTGTTCGTAATGAAGATCCTTTACTACCTACAAATGTTCGCCAGTTTGTGTATGATTTATTTGGCGGCTCAGAAACTTTAACAGAACAAGATTTAAAAGAAGAAGAAAAAGAAGCTTTAAGAAAGGCAGCACTACGCGCACAAAGTCAGGGTAAGGCAGCTATTGAATACGCTGACTATGGTACTCAAGTTCAGGGACAAAGCCAGTATGCAGATGTAGGCGGCGGTGGTGGAGCTTTAGATTTTGTTACTAAAGTATTTGATCCTGAGTATTCTATGAAGACTACCGTGGGTCAAGCGCGTATAGAAAAAGATAATGAAGGCAATACTATTATTGTAGATCGTTATAACTTTAATGACTCTGATGATAAGTTTAGTTTTACAGGTTTAATGTCCGGTATTAAAAGAGCAGGCTTCAGCCCTTATGCACAGCTAAGAAACATAGCTAGAGAGCTAGGAAGCGGAGAAGGTGAGGGAAGCGAAGTAAGAATTAATTTAGGTAAACTTGCCTCTACGGATGTTAAGAAAATAGAAGGTCTTATTTAATGTATAAATATTTTACAGAAGAAGAACTAGAGTGTAAGCATTGTCAAGCTAATGGCATGGACTCTGAGTTCATGCAAAAAGTAGATGACTTACGTGAGAAGATGGGATTTAGCTTTCCTGTTAACTCTGCATACCGTTGTGCTGATCATCCCATAGAGGCCCGTAAAGCCTCTCCGGGGGCACACGCATCAGGTAAGGCCCTAGATATAGGGGTACGTGGTGAAGCCGCTTACAAGCTCGTACAGGGCGCTCTAGAAGCAGGTTTCACTGGTATTGGTGTAAGTCAGAAAGGCCCTACTAGATTCATACATCTTGATGACCTTGAATGCTCTGAAGGCCGTCCAAGGCCACACATCTGGAGTTATTAATATGAGTATTGTAGCAAGCTTAGTAGGCCCTGTCACTGGCTTACTAGATAAGTTTATTGAAGACAAAGACCAGAAAGCTATGTTGGCCCATAAGATCGCAACGATGTCAGAAGAACATCATCAAGAACTTATGAAGGGTCAGCTTGAGGTTAACAAAACTGAAGCAGCACATTCTAGCATCTTTGTAAGCGGCTGGAGGCCCTTTATTGGTTGGACATGTGGGCTGGGGATGTTCGGAAACTTTATTACAATTCCATTTTCTAACTTTGTACTGGCCTTAGTAGGCATAGACATTGTTATACCTCTAGTACCACTAGAAACTATGATGCCTGTACTTATGGGGATGTTGGGATTGGGTGCTATGAGGTCATATGAGAAGACCAGAAAATGATTGCTGAAATATCTGCGATCATAGCAGGTGTTAACGCCGCCACAGGCGCTATCAAACGTGTAGCTGAAACTACTAATGATATACAATCTATATCAGGTTTCTTATCTACGCTTGGTGGCGCTGAAGTAGAGCTTGCAAGGGCGCAAAATGAGGGTAAACTATCTGAAGCAGATGCTGTAAAAGCTGCACTAGCTAAGAAACAAATACAGGAAACCATGAAGGAGATCAAAGATCTCTTTACAGTTAGTGGTAACGGTCAGCTATATCAAGAAGCTATGGCTGCTATGGCTGAAGCTAGGAAGGCTAAACAGCTAGAATTAGCTAGAGCAGCAGCAGCTAAGAAAAAGTTTTGGAAGGACGTTAGAGAAATAGGTGCTGTCGTAGCCGTATTGGTGCTATTGGTGCCTGTGTGTTTAGCCATTTTAATTTCATACTTAACTAAATAAGCGGAGGCACTATGCCAGCAGCTAAGAAGCCAGCAAAGAAGAAGTCCAGAGTTAATGAGGCAGGTAACTATACCAAGCCTACTATGCGTAAGCGTTTATTTAACAAGATCAAGGCGGGTAGTAAAGGCGGTAAGCCGGGACAGTGGTCAGCCCGTAAAGCTCAGATGCTTGCTAAGGAATACAAAGCAGCAGGTGGTGGGTACAAGTAATGGCGTTAAAGAAATCACAGAAGTCCCTAAAGAAGTGGACTAAAGAGAAATGGGGAACCAAGTCAGGTAAACCCTCAACACAAGGAAAGAAAGCAACAGGTGAAAGGTATCTCCCGAAGAAGGCTAGAGAGGCTCTATCAGACAAGGAGTACGCTGCCACTTCCAAAAAGAAACGTGAAGACACAAAGAAAGGAAAACAGCACTCTAAGCAACCCAAAAAGATAGCAAAGAAAACAGCGAGGCACCGCAAATGATAGATAGAGAAGAATATAAAAAAGGTGGTAAGGCTAAGAAGAAAGATCCACGTTTAGTTCGTGCAGGCGTTAGCGGCTATAACAAGCCTAAGAGAACTCCGAAGCATCCTAAGAAGTCACATGTTGTAGTGGCTAAAGAAGGTGACAAGATCAAGACTATTCGATTTGGTGAGCAAGGTGCTAAGACGGCAGGTAAGCCAAAGGCAGGAGAGTCTGACAAGATGAAAAAGAAACGTGCAAGCTTTAAAGCTCGTCACGCTAAGAACATTAAGAAGGGTAAAATGAGTGCGGCATATTGGGCTAATAGATCCAAATGGTAGGGCCTGTATTACCTGTATCAAACATGCTACTGAGTAGTTATGTCAACACAGAGACGCGCACTTCTGTTGTTAATAGCGGCGGGGATACTGGTAGAATTGACAGTACTGTTTTTAGGACTGTGTACTACCAGTACGATCATGGAACAATAAGTGTACGCAATGTATCTTCATCATCCCAGATCATCAACCTTTTAGTTTAGCTCTAATCCAAAGAGAAGCAAAAAGAAAAATTAAAAGGGGTTGAAGGACAACAAAAATAAGTATATTAGAAAGTTGATATCCCCAACCTGTAATTTCTCCTATTATAATTAATATGCTTACACATATATTAAATATATAATCAATCAATTTAAACTCTCTAGTTCTTGCTCCAATTCTTTGTGCATATTTCTAAACTGAGGATCTACCTTGGCTAATATTTTTTCTATATAAGAAGCATCTTCTGATGTAAATATTTTATTTATTTTATCATTAGGAACTTTAGAATACTCAGTCATTAATAAACCTTTAGAATCTACAAAAACTTTAAAGCTTATAATATTTCCTTCTTTTGGCATAGTATGCTCCTATGCAACTTTGTTAAAAGTAATTGAACCGACATCGCCACGTAGTCCAGCCTTCATGTAGGTAGTTGCACGGCCTTCAAAGAAGTTCTGATGCTCTACACCTAACACATCATCCAGCCAGTTCAGTGGATTGTCCTTTACTTCATAGT